GTTAATCACTATTTAACAGATTCCAATGCTTTCTTCATTATTACTGATGTTCCTAATGGAATGAAACACTTCCAAAGAACAGCTTTAGAAACTTCTATGGACGGTGACTTTGACACCGGAAATGTTCGTTATAAAGCGAGAGAGCGTTACTCATTTGGAGTAAGTGACTACATGGGAATCTACGGATCACCGGGTAGTAGCTAAGATAAAATGGGCGATAGTTAATTCTATCGCCCTTTTTTTCGTTTTTAATCTAGGGTTTTATTTAATCTATCGACTGACCTAGCAGACTCGCCAAGACGATAGACTATTAAGGAGACTTAATTATGGCAAAATCAACATTTTCAGGACCGGTTAGATCACTAGCTGGTTTTATTTCAGCAGGTAATGCAACAGTAGTTAGCTTAACAGCAGACACTACACTTACAGTAGCAGCACACTCAGGTAAGATTCTTACTTGTAATGATGCTGATGGTAAATTTACTTTACCTTCAATCGTTGCAACTGCTCCGGGTAGGGACGATGATCCTAATCAAACTAACAACTTGGGTGCTTCTTTTACTTTTGTAATAGAAACAGCAGCTACAGATTTAGATATTAAAACCGATGGAACTGATAAGTTCGTAGGTGGACTATATATGGGTAAAAGTGATGCAGCAGGTAAAACATTTTTCTCAGGTGCTAGTAACGATGTTATAACTTTAAATGGTACTACCAAAGGCGGAATAGTTGGAACAATCATTAGAGTTACAGCAATAGCTTCAGCTAAGTATGCAGTAGAAGGTATTAACCTTGCTTCCGGTACTGTAGTAACTCCATTTGCTGACGCTTAAGGAGGTCTATAATGGCTGATGCAGTAACATCTCAGACCATAGAAGACGGTGGCAAGAATTTAATTGTCAAGATAACTAATATTAGTGACGGAACAGGTGAATCTGCTGTCGCTAAAATTGATGTATCTGCTTTAAATTCAAACCCAACAACAGGTGCGGCTTGTAGCCGTGTCTCAATCCAACGTATCTGGTTTAGTAATATAGGCATGGGATTCAAATTGTTTTGGAAAGCATCTTCTAATAAATTTATATTTGAAGCACCTGCTGACTGGACAGATACATGGGATTTTTCTATGGGTAATGAAGGTAAATCAGGAATACCAAACAACGCAGGAAGTGGAGTTAATGGAGACTTAGTGTTAACAACAGTAGGTCATACAGATGGCGATACTTATAGTGCAGTTATTTGGGCACATAAACACTATTAATGGAGAAAAGTATGAAACGTACTAAAGGCAAAGCTATGATGAAAGGCGGTAAGTCTGTCAAAGGTAAAGCTATGATGAAAAAAATGGCTGGTGGTAAAAACACTAAAGGTAAATCCAAAATGAAAGGACCAATGATGTATCAAGATTTGGTNAAGAAAAAATTTGGNGGCAGNGTGTAAATGGCAACTAGCGGTTCAGCTACATTCAATCCAGACTTTACAGAACTAGCAGAAGAAGCCTNTGATTTGGCAGGAGTAGANATGCGTTCTGGGTATCATTTAAGGAGTGCTAGACGCTCCTTAAATACCATGTTTCTTGAGTGGGCTAATCGTGGTATAAATTTATGGAAAGTAGAAAGCGGAACACAAGCTTTGACAGCAGGAACTGCTACATATACTTTGCCTTCTGATACTATTGATTTAATAGAATATTCTATTAGAACAAATTCAGGCAATACAAGCACACAAACTGATACACGTTTGAATCGTATTTCGGTTTCTACTTACGCTGATATACCAAATAAACTATCGCAAGGTTTACCGATACAAATTTATATAGATAGACAACAGGCAGCACCTGTTGTTAATTTATATCCAATACCTGATGATGCTGAAACATATACATTGTTTTATTACAGAATTGCAAGGATAGAAGATGTAGGAAGTCCGGGATCAAATACTTTGGATTTACCTGCTAGGTTTTTGCCTTGTGCTACTGCTGGACTAGCTTACTATTTATCTATTAAGCATTCAGGACAAGCAGACAGAGTTTTAGCATTAAAATCTATGTATGAAGAACAATGGCAACTTGCTGCGGCAGANGATAGAGAAAAAGCATCTGTTAGATTTGTTCCTTTTGTTGNTANAAACTAATGGGTAATTTTGCTTCTGGAAAAAAATCTATAGCTTATTGTGATCGTTGTAGTTTTGAATATCCCTACAATGATTTAAAGTTTGAAATATATAATCAAAAACGAACAGGCTTTAGAGTTTGTGATCAATGTTTTGATGAAGATCAACCACAATTACAGTTAGGTAAATATTCTACAGATGATCCTCAAGCATTAAGGGACCCTAGACCAGATAGAGGTTTGGCAGCAAGCAGAAGATTTTCAGCATTTGATCCTATAGGCGGAGGTATTACAGAGTTAGGTTCGTCTACTTTAGGTTTAGATATGTTTGGTAAAGTAGGTAAGCTTACAGTCACAACGAGTTAATTATGACATACGCAGAATTAAAATCAGCAATACAAGATTATCTACAAAACTCAGAAACAACTTTTGTTAATGATTTACCTACGATAATAAAACAAGCTGAAGAAAGAATTTTAAAAACAGTACGTTTACCTGTATTCAGGAAAGCAGTACAAGGGACTTTAACAGATGGAAATCCTTATTTGGCAACACCATCTGACTTTTTAGATACTTTTGATATAACTATTATTAGTTCTAACTCTCACACTAATTTACTTAGAACAGATGTTACTTTTATAAGGGAAGCATATCCAAATCCAACAGTAAAAGGCACACCAAAACACTACTCTTTATTTGATGAAAATACATATATAGTGGGTCCAACACCAGATGCAGATTACACATCTGAACTGCATTATTTTTATAGACCTACTTCTATAACAGCCGGTACAGATAGCGAATCAACTTGGTTGTCTACTAACGCTTCAAACGCTTTGCTGTATGGGTCATTAGTTGAAGCATATACATATATGAAAGGTGAGCCTGATCTTATGAATTTATATAACGCAAGATATGAAAAGGCTTTAGATAGATTAAAAGTTTTAGCAGAAGGTAGAAATACTACAGATACATATAAAGATAGCACTTTACAAATACCAGTATCATAAACATTAAGGAGCAGATAATGTTAAATAAACCAATAAAAGACCTAAAGGGCAAGCATATAGCAATAGTTGCTATGGGAGAAAGTCAGTTAGATTTTCATATAGCTACAGCACATAGTAAACAATATGATGAAGTATGGGCTATAAATGCTATGTCAGGAGTTATACCTAATCCAGACAGAGTATTTGCAATGGACCCAATGACAAGATTTTTTGATACAGATGATGCCGGCAATCAAACTGAATTAATGCGTAGAGTTTTACCTAAATTAACTTGTCCTATATATTCGGTTGAGTTAGATGAAAGAGTACCTAGTATTGAGTTATATCCAATAGAAGCAATTATAAGAGATACTGAATGCGGATATTTAAATAATACAGTAGCCTATGCAATAGCATTTGCTTATTGGAATAAGGTTGGTTCTGTAGCTATGTATGGTGCTGATTTTACTTATAAAAAGTTAGTTTANTTTGCAGAAATGGGCAGAGCCTGTTGCGAGTTTTGGTTAGCTAAATGTATGGAGCAAAAAATAGATGTATCTATAGCACTTAGGTCTAATCTACTAGATGCAAACGTTGAAATTAAAGATAAACTTTATGGTTATCATAGACTACAAGACCCTGTTGTAAGTTATGTTGATGAAGGCAAAATGAAAGTATGTAGGTATTCAGAAGTTATAAAACAACAAATGGTGCCGTATGGCATATCAGGAAGAGAAGACCCGCAGACAGAATTTAACGATATAGTAGAACCAAATAAACCATAATGCAGACAGACAAATTTGAATTATCAATAGGTAATGTAGGNGTTACAACAACTCAAAATAGAGGACACTCTGTTGAAGANTTGGCTGAAATGGCTACTAATAAACTAATTTCTATAAGCGATGATGTTGATCCTATGGTCAAAGCACAGGCTCACGCATTTAGAGATAGATGTAAATGGATCATTCAATACTATGTAAATGAGGGGATAAAAAACCATATTTGCACAGTATGTAATGAGTTAGAAAAACAAGGTCAAAAAGACCTAGCAAATATAATAAGGAGACTGTAATGGCTATTACACAAGCAATGTGTACTTCTTTTAAAAAAGAACTTTTAGAAGGTGTGCATAATTTTAAAAACTCAGGCGGTAACACCTTTAGACTTGCACTCTATACGAGTTCAGCAACTATGAGTGCAGCAACAACTGCTTATACAACTTCACAAGAAGCTAGTGGTACTAACTATACTGCTAAAGGTAATGCACTTACCCGTGTAGACCCAACCACTTCTGGCACAACAGCGTTTACAGACTTTGCAGATTTAACTTTTGGCACAGCAACTATAACAGCAAGAGGTTGCATGATTTACAATGATACAGCAACGGGTGATCCAGCAGTTGCAGTATTTGATTTTGGTGGTGACAAAACATCAACAGCAGGTTCTTTTACAATAACATTTCCTACCGCAGACGCTTCTAACGCTGTAATTAGAATAGCATAAAGGAGTTAGCCAATGGCTAATGTAACAGGTTGGGGTAGAGGAACGTGGGGTTCTGATACTTGGGGCGAAGAAAACCCTATTGCACTAACAGGGCTTGCTGGAACTTCAGCATTAGGCTCTCTTACTGTAACTGGTGCTGCTAATGTAGCAGAGACAGGAGTTGCAGCTACAGGTGCAGTTGGAAACGAAACAGTTACTGGTGAAGCTAATGTATCTGTTACTGGATTAGCCGGAACTACTGCATTAGGTAATGAATCTGTATCAGGTGATGCTAATGTAACTGAAACAGGAGTTGCTGGAACAAGTGCTTTAGGAACTATTCTAGCTGCTGGTTTTGCCATAACAGGTGTATCAGGAACTGCTTCTACAGTTGCGGTTGGTGATGAAACCGTAACAGGCGATGCTAATATGTCTGTTACAAATGTTGTTGGAACAACAGCNTTAGGTAATTTAAGTTTAGTTACTNATAATATAATTGCAGTAACTTTAGGAGCAGCAACAGGATCAGTTGGAAGTTTAACAGTAGTAGGAACTGCTGTAGTTCAANCAACTGGTGTATTAACAACAGGAAATTTAGGAAANTTACTTGTTTGGGGCGAAGTAGTTCCCGGACAAACACCAAATTGGTCTAATGTAAGCGACACACAAACACCTAACTGGTCTAGTGTGAGTGATACACAAACACCAAATTGGGAAGAAGTAGCTTAATGGAGAATATAAATGGCTAGTACATACGTCAATGATCTTAGACTCAATGAAATGGCGACAGGTGATGCGTCAGGAACTTGGGGCGATACGACAAATACAAATTTGGAGTTGATCGGCGAAGCTTTAGGCTTTGGCACCGAAGCAATTACAACTAATGCAGATACACACACCTCAACCGTTGCAGATGGTGCTACTGATCCTGTAAGAGCGATGTACGTTAAATATACAGGCACATTAGATTCAGCTTGTACTATAACGATTGCACCTAACACTATGAGTAGGATGCAATTTATAGAAAATGCAACAAGCGGTTCTCAAAACATAATTATTTCACAAGGCTCTGGTGCTAACGTAACCATACCAGCTGGTGATGTAAAAGCAGTTTACTTAGATGGTGCTGGTAGTGGAGCAGCAGTAACTGATGCTTTTGCTAGTTTGAATGTTGTAGATTTAAAAGTACAAGACGATTTAACAGTTACAGATGATGCAACCATAGGCGGAACTCTTGGTGTAACAGGAACAGTCACTTTAGCTGGTGACATAGACTTAGCTGGAGGTATTGATGTAGATGGTACATCTAACCTTGATATAGTAGATATAGATGGTGCTGTAGATATGGCTTCTACGCTACAGGTAGATGGTGCTATAACTTCTTCTGCTGGTGCAACAATTACAGTATCAGATAACTCAGACAATTTAACCCTTACATCTACAGATGCAGATGCTAATAGTGGTCCAAACCTTAGAATGTATAGAAACTCAGGTTCACCAGCAGATAGTGACGCAATAGGTTTAATAGATTTTGAAGGTAGAAACGATAATTCTCAAGATGTAGTTTATGCAGCTATAGACACTAGAATCGTAGATGCTTCTGATGGAACAGAAGATGGTCGTATTGAAGTAGCTACAATATTGGCTGGTACTGCTGGAGTATCAAGAATATTAATGGATGCTACTGAAACTGCATTTAATGATAACAGTAAAAACTTAGACTTTAGAGTTGAATCAGACGGAAACGCTAACATGTTGTTTGTTGATGGTGGTAATAATCAAGTAGGCATAGCAACCAACGATTTTAACGATATGGGTTCTTCATCTTACGCAGGATTAAAAGTAGGTGGAGCAACTTTTCAAGATAGTGGTGGAGGAAACGGAAGTGCTACACATATTTTAAATAACTCTTATGTAGGTAGCGGTAATAATTTTTATTTAGATGGTGGTGGTGCGTCAAGCGGTATACAGCTAACATCTGGAGATATAAACTTCTTTACCTTTGATGGTAGTGGCGGTTCGGCTGATGCTCAAGTAAGTTACACATCAAGGTTACACATTGCAGAAACTGGGGTGGTAGGCATAGGAACTACGAGTCCAGCAACTACCCTTCACATGGATGCCTCTGGTGGTGCAGTATTGAGGATGCAGAGGACTTCAGCATCAGCAAGTAATAAATTAGAGTTATCTTATGATGGCACAGATGCAACAATATCAAGTTCTGAGGACATAATTTTTAGTACATTTAGTTCAGAAGACGCAAGATTTGCCGATGGCACTTTACTAATTGGTTCGACAACATTAGATGGCAACTCTGCAAAATTTCAAATTTTTCAAAATTCCAATAATAAATTTACTGGAGCATTTATATGTGATGGAAATAACGTTAATAGATTTGGACCTATGATACGTTGTGGTACAGATGATAATAGTGGTACAAATACTATGCTTACATTCCAAGATGGTGATGGTACTGGTATAGGTTCAATAACTTCCTCTGGTGGTACTGTCACTTATGGAGCATTTACAGCTCATCACGAAGTTAATGTGCCAAATTCAGACAATCCATCAGATGATTCAGACGCTTATCCTTATGGCACTCTTGTAGAGGTAGTTTCAGTTTATTTGACGGAAGCAAATAAAAGACAAAGTATTAGATATACAGTACAAAAATCACAATCTGCTAATAGTAAAAAAGTTTTAGGTGCATATTCAAGTAATATGCGACCTTCCCCTATGTGTCCTACAACTGGAACTTATGCAAATAATTTGCACAATATTAGTATATTAGGTGATGGACATATAATTTGTAATAACTCAGGTGGTAATATAGAAGTGGGTGATGGTATATGTACTTCATCAACTGCTGGTATAGGCATGAAAGCAACAGACAATCCTTCTATGATTGTTGGCATAGCACAAGAAGCAGTTACATTTAGCGGTTCAGAAACTAAATTAGTTCCTGTTCAATTTGGTGTTCAGCAATTCACACCTTGGAGTTAAAGGAGAGAAATAATGGCAATTAATTATACTTGGGATGTTTCTGAATGTGATGTGTACCCAACAAAAAGTGGTAAATCTAATGTAGTGCATAAGGTGCATTGGAGACTAACAGCAACAGATGATACTAATAACGATTCAGACGGCAATCCACAGACTGCTACAGTCTATGCAAGTCAAGGTTTAGATACTTCTGATTTATCATCTTTTACCAACTGGTCGAGTCTTGATGCTGCTAAAGTTCAAGGTTGGGTAGAGGCTGCTTTAACTGCTGATACTGTTATAGCTATGAAAGCAGGCTTAGATGCACAGATAGCAGAAAAGATAACACCAACAAGCGTTACCAAAACACTAGGATAAATTATGGAACAACAATACTTTGTAAATGTTCTACAAATATTAGACGTAGCAACAGAAAGAGGTGCTTGGAAAGGTGAAGAAATAGAAGCTATAGCTGCAATAAGAAAACAAACTATGGAGCAGATTAAGAGTTTAGCAGAAGCTTCTCAAGAAGAATCGCAAGTAGAGTCAATCACTAAAAAGATAGGAGAAAAGTAATGTTATGGATTAATTTATTTATGTGGGTTACAGCTATTATAGCTATAGCCTCACTTGTAGCTGCGGTTACACCAACTCCTCAAGGAGATAAATGGTTAGCGAAACTTTATAAAGTTATAGATTTTTTAGCTTTAAATATAGGTAAAGCTAAAGATAAATAATGCCTGATTCAACTGATTTATTTGAAGTGCGTTTAAAAGGACACGAAGACTTGTGTTCTTTGCGTTATGAAAATATAGATAAAAGACTTGAAGAAGGTAACAAACGTTTTGACAAGATAGACAAAATGTTAGTTGGTTTGTATGGAATAATGCTAACTTTTGCAGGATATATTGAATTTATTAAGTAATGCGTAATTACAGAAAAGAATACGATAATTATCAAGGCAAGCCTAAACAAAAAAANGATAGAGCAAGTCGAAATAAAGCTAGACGTATTCTTACTAAAGCAAAAAAAGTAAAAAAAGGTGANGGAAAAGACGTACANCACAAAGACGGTAATCCAAGAAATAGTAAAAAAAGTAACTTAAAAGTTACAAGCAANNCTAAAAATAGATCATTCAAGAGGAATAAAGATGCCACAAAAAAAACCCGCAAATAAAACTAGAGCAAAAGTTAATAAAGTAGTTAAAGGTTTAAAGAAAGCTAGTAAGACACACGCTAGGCAAGCTAAGACTTTGCAAAGTTTAAAACTTAAAAAGGGTGGTTCTACTAAAAAGAAAAGTAAGAGCAAAGTTAATGAAGCTGGTAACTACACAAAACCCGGAATGAGAAAGTCGCTTTTTAATAAAATTAAAGCAGGTTCTAAAGGCGGTAAACCGGGACAATGGAGTGCTAGGAAAGCACAAATGTTAGCTAAACAATACAAAGCCAAAGGGGGCGGGTACAAGAATTAAATTAAAAGGAGCAGAATATGTCTTATTTAATAAGCAACATACCTTACTTTAAATGTTGGGTTAGAAAAGAGTTTACTTGTGACCATCAAGATTATCACGGTGAATATATACACGCATTAGCGATAGCAGTTAATACAATTACCGATAGGTCATTGAGTTTTCAAGTAGTTTTTACTGGATGCGAAATAGACTTAGATGATGGATTAGAAAACGTACATGGTGGTGCTATGTGGGCAAGAATGCC